CTTAGACTATTAAATCGTTCCAACTCTCGGTTGAAACCAATAAAAAATGGATCCTTAAAAAGATCCATAGCAAATTGTGTTACCATTTTATTCCTCCTTCAAGCGAATAAGTTAATATATGGACCCTCTATTGAGCGATCCATATATTATTATAACAAAATATTTATAGTTTGTCTACTTCTTTTTAGCCCTTATCTTTGCAAGTGCCTCGAAGTCTTTTACTTTTGTGTCTCCTAGATATCCCCAAGCGTAACCATCAGCGATCATTTGCTCATTTATAGAAATACTTGATCCATCTAAATATACCCAGCCTAATATTCTTCCATATTTTTCTGAGCTATCCATTTTTTCTGTCTTTATCACAACGGTTTTAGCATCTTTAATTTTAGACTTAAGAAATTCTTTTGACTCCAGTCCTAAAACTTTTTCTGCTTTATCTGATGTACGGCTTTCTGGAGTATCTATACCAGCAAGTCTCACTCTTTGTGAATAAGATATACTAAATCCTAAATCAATGTCAACATCAATTGTATCTCCGTCAACAACATTAGTAACCTTTTTTACATAATATTCAAACATTTTTTATCCTATCCGTGTCTTTGATTTTCTGGATGCATTATTGTCATAGAATCAACATTGACTGTTGGTGGAAGTTCAATAATCCATCTAATGGCTTCAGCCACATCTTTTGCTTGTATTGCTATATCGTTTTTAACTTTTTGATTAGTATCTATGCTTCCTGGAGCTATTTGAGAAATCTTAATTCCAGATCCAGACATTTCTATTCTTAGCGTTTCTGCCAAAGATATGGCACCACGTTTTGCAGTTGAGTAGTGTCCACCTTTTTTATATGGATAGTATCCACAAATAGAAGTTATAATTATTATATCACCATAGCCATTTTTTTTCATAATGGGAATAACCATTTTAGAAAGACTCATTGGAGAAACAACATTTAAATTATATGCGTACTGCCATGACTCAGGCAAATCATTTTCTACTAAATATGATCCGCTGCCACCACCCGCATTATTAACTAATGCCACTATCTCTTTATCTTTTATATAATTTTGAAAATTATCATATAAAGAAAAGTCTGTAACATCCATTTGATAAGGATAAATGTTTTTATATTCAGAAAAAATAACATTCATTCTTTCAATGTTTCTAGAAACAGCGATAACGTTATACTTCGAGGAAAGGAGCTTGCATGTTTCTTCCCCGACACCACGGCTTGCCCCAGTTACAATTACATATTTATTTAACAAGCTTTTACTTTGCTACTACTGACTTTGCCCCGCCACCTTTTGTTGGCTTTGCTACTGCCGCTTTTTTGACTGGCGCTGCCTTCTTTGTTGTGGTATCTTTCTTAGTCTTTACTGGAGTTCCAAATGCTGGTCTTCCAAATCCTACAATGAATACTGGCTGGCTCTTACGAAGCTTTGAACCATTCTTCTTCTTGTATGCACGATTCTTAAGGCAAGCCTCTCCGCCGTTTCTCTGGTCTCCCTTTTTATCTGCTGAAGTATTTCCTTCTACAACATCTACCGTTCCATCTGCATTGACTGCAGTAACAATTCCTACATGAGAAATTCTATCGACGCCATCGTTTGGGAAATCAAAATAACATATATCTCCGACTGCTGGGGCTGCTGTTTCTACTGGCTGCCATGTTCCTGCTTTAATAAATGCTTGTGCTCCTGTTGGAGTATAAACTGTATTTGGAACTTTTACTCCTGCTTCGTTAGCACACCACATTACGAATGATCCACACCATGGCTGAAAGTTAGCCTTAGCAAACTTTCCATACTTTGTTTCATTATCTTTTGGACCTTCAATGTATCCAATTTCTCCCAGTGCTACTTCTACTAGTCTTGCTGCTGATCCTTGTACCGCTGTCATTTTGATTTCCTCCCAGAAATTTTATTATATTTATTATACCATTTAATATTTTGTGCCCTCGGCTGGAATCGAACCAGCGACCTGCGGATTAGAAGTCCGTCGCTCTATCCCCTGAGCTACGAAGGCATTTTTATATGTCATCCTCAATAGGAATGATTCCGTATTCTTTGGCAACTACCCTGCCTTCTTCTGTTAACTCAAACTCTGCCTCTAAATTTTCATTGTATGTTATATTTACCAAGCCCATATCAAATAACTCCATGAATATCTTATCGATTTCTTCTACATGAACTTCCCATAGCTCTGGTGCAAGATCCTTGGCTAGTTCAGTTATCTTAAATATAAACTCGCCATCTTCTTCTATGCCAATAACTTCAATAACACCCATTTGAAGATACTCGTACATCTTGTCGTCGCTGTCTTCCATGTCTACCTTTCTGTACCCCCAGTGGGATTCGAACCTACGCTGGATGGATTTTAAGTCCACTGCCTCTACCGCTGGGCTATGAGGGCCTAACGTAATTGTATCAGATATTTTAAAATATTTAAAGAGTTTTTAAAGATTTATGCATCTTAATCTTGCAATTGAGTACAGTCTATAATGCTCAGAAAGATCCATCTGCTTTATATAATCTAAATTATTTATATACTTTGGTTTAGCCTTAGAAGAAATTAGCTTAAAGGGGTTTTGTGTTTCTTTATACCAAGCCTCGTATTCAGAAAAAGAATCTGATTTAATATCTAAAGTTCCATTAAATTTTTCACAGATGTATCTTACAACTTTTTCTGTGTCTTCTTTTAAATCTTCAAATTTAAAAAATATTGAGCAGTTTTCTAACATGAACCTATAATGGTCTAAGTATTGCTGTGCCCTATACATAAACATTCCGTTGTCTTCCATTGTATTGATTGATGAAAGGCAGTCTACTGGATTTCTAACTATTGTTATTATTGGATCAGACAAAATTTTTTGATAAAGTATTTCTGTAGGGTCATTTGCTTCTTTTATATCGTAATGAGTAAAGTTAACCTTCAAATTTGTATTTGTATTTATATACCAGTATAGCCAATGTCTTCCAGATCTTGGATAGGTTAACAGAGATATATTATTATCTTTACTTAGCTCTAGCATAACTTTTTCATTTTTATTTTAGTATCCCATAGCGTCAAGTATGCCGTTAACTATTTTTTGACTAAAAGGCTTTTTTAAATGATCCAGCTTAACTCCTTTATATCTTTCTCTTTCACAGTCTGGACAATCACTACATTCAAATGACTCATCCAGCCTATCAACCCCCAGTATGTTTTCAATAGATATTGGATCATTTAAGCCTTGATCGTTTACATATTTTTTTAAAAAGTATTTAAACTCCTGATGATATGGAAACCTGTCATCAAAATCATAGTTTGGATTTCCACTTCCTAAAGGATTTATAAATTGTGGAATTGGTTCTACAAATTGTATATTATATCCTTTAAAGAATGAAAGTGTTTTATTTACATACCTAGACACGGTTTCTTCTGTATTTTTTTCATGTGGTAGGTGTGCTTTAATATCAATATATCCAAATGACGGGAGTACGGTAAAATCTTCTTTAAGAGTTTTTAGGATGCAGGGAAATCCACCATTTGTGTATGTTGAAGAGTATGCTGTTGCACCTCTAAATCCAGAAAAATAAATTTTTTCTCTAAGTTCACGAGAAGTGGATACATGATACCCAACACAATCTGAAGGGTTTGGAAAATCTTCGTGGGGAGGCAGTGGGCTTTGACCCCAATTACAGTAGCTTACAATATCTGTTTTCCCAGATAATGCGAGTCTGAACTGATGACTATCTCCAATTGAATACAGCATGTTGTTACCTTTCTGTGCAACAGGTCGGACTTGAACCGACGATTACCGAATTATGAGTTCGGGGCTTTAACCAACTAAGCTACTGTTGCCTAGTTGTCTATTATATTAATTATTATTAAAATAGTCAATAGTGTTAATTGTTATAGGTTCTTTCTTCTGGCTTGTAGCCAGTTATATGAGCCCATTTCATATTAACCTCATGTAGTTGATCAGGGCTTGACACATTCATTTCTTGATCATCTAAATCTAAATAATGTAGGAATACCATTTTTAAATAATCCCCATCATTGAATTCTTTATGCATTCTCCAGTGATCTTGGTCCCTTGCATTTATTAGCAATGCACTGTTATCTATGAGAGTGTACGGTATTCCTTCAACATATATATCCCAAGACACATTCGAATCCAATTGACACAATATAGTCCCAGTAAAAGCACATGTGTCTTTGTGTGGACCCAGTTGTGGCATTCCAAATTCATTATTATATTCTACAAGTGTGAAGTATTTAAATGAATACCTTCTTTGATCTTTATCGGAAAATTCTTTAATTAAATCATTTGCTTTACTCAATATGCTATGAGGCAGATTGTCTATATCTTTATTAGAATAATCTAGCCTTGTTCTGCCCAAAAATGTTTGTACTTCAGTATCATCTTTTTTTAAGGAAACTGCAGTTTCGATATCTTTTATTTCATCCTTAGTAAAAACATTATAGATTATGTTATTTTTCATATTTCTCCCTCATTAATAAAATTATTTTACCTTTATATTTAGACTACTACTCAATTATATCATTTTTATCATTCATTAAAGGATGCCATTTTGTGCTTAAACTATTATTATTTATCTTAGTCTATTTAGCGTTTGAATCTTCAACAATTTGCTGTACAAATTCTGAAAAATGTTTCCTTATAGACCCGTTTGGGCGTGATCCTAGTGATGTCCATATCCTTTTATACTCTATAATATTGGAAAATGTGGTGGGGCACACAGTTATACCCTCGTACTCCCTTAATACTGTAGGTAGAGGTACATGCTTACCACAGCATTTACATTCTTTTGCTTTTTCTTGATATGTGCTCATAGTATTTCCATATTCTCTAGTGCTCTTGACATTTTATCTATCTCTCCCGCCAATCTTTCAGGCATTCTTGGTGCTCTAATTAAGTTATCTCTGTAAACCTCTTGATCTTCTTCTAAATAATTATCTTCAACAAAAGACTCGTATGTATGAATATTTACTTCATCATTTACATTAGGCCTTGTTCTGCTAATTGAATTGTATATTGCACCGCATACCGCATCAGCCAAGTCTTTAGACCCTTTTCTAGGGTGATCTACTCTGTCTCTCATAATTTTAAGCTGAAGTAGTTCATCTATGAGCAATGGTATATGCGGACCATGGAGTCTTTCTTCTAGAACTACCATTGCCATATCGTCATAATGTTTTTTAGCAACAGAAAGTATCTCTGTATTAATTCCATATTGTTTTAACTGCTGCATCATATCATGTGAGTTCCATCTGTCGAATGTGCAGACTGTTATATTAAATCCTCTAGTTCTTAAGGATAATATGTAATCTTTAACTTCTGTAAAATCTACAGACTTATCTGGTGTTGGCGTCCAATACCTAACAGCATCCACAGACACTATTGGGGCTGGCTGAGAGTATTCATTAGTTACCCTTACATTAACCCAGCTCTCAACATGTGCCATTGCTACTGCACAGTGGTCATGCTTTTGTGCTAAGTCTACATGTAGGAAATATTTTTTATCTGGGTCTGGCTTAAACCATTCCTCTAGTCTTCCAAATTTATCTACTGCAAGCCCTGTACTATTGAAAGCTTTCTCTACTTTTTCTCTAGACTTAAAGAAAGCATCAATCATTTCTGGAGGCATGCATGCAAATCTTCCAAGGGCGTCTAAAGAATTTTTATAAAAAGCTGTCTTAAAATCTTCTATGCTTCTAGTAGGATTTACCTCCCATGTTGGACGCCTTAAAGCATAAACCTTTGGTATCAAATATGAATTAATGTGATCTTCTTCCCATTCAATTTCAAATTCGTTTCCCTCTGTTCCATCTGGCAAGTCTTCGTCCATCTTAAATTTATAAGACCTAATAATAGTTTCTTTATCTGCAATTACAGAATTATAAAACTTTTGAATAGGATCATTTTTAAATCGTGGAAATGAAAGTAATATTACCTTTCCAAAGTCTGGGAAACGTGAGTCAACAGATGCACGATACATCTCATAAATAGCATCAGCTGTTTTAGCTTGGTCATGACCAGTCGTATTTTCAATTGCAAAACCTGAAATCTCATCAAGAATAACAACAATTACGTTATAGCCTTCCCATGCCTCACGCTCTGAGTGGCCAGAATGCACTGTTATAGCCTTGTCAAATTTCATCTCAGAGGCTTTTGGGTCGTACTTGCCAATGAACCATGGGGAGCGATCTATTCGTGTCTTAAAACCCTTAAAGAACACGTTGTTGGCCTGTTGTGAGTTAATTGCTATATTAAGAATATCAATTGAATCTCCAGGAGGCTTTCCATAATATGTAGCTGGATCCTTTAAACATAAAAGTAAATAAACAATATATGCAACAGCTATTGTAGAAGAATAATCTTTACCAGAACCTTTACCTAACTGGGCAATAACTTCTGTGCATGTTTGCTTATATATTCTTTCGCCTTCTTGCTCTCCAAATAGTTTCTTTAGGGTTGCTTCTTTATATATCTGAGAACTTTTTTCAATTAAAGTGTATTGTAATTCAGAAAGTGGTGGAAGACCTAGGTAGTCTGGACTAGTTACAAATGTCTGTAAATCTACTGGGCGCTCTTCAAACTCTTCGCCATCCAATATGTCAATTAAATCATCAAAACTAAATTCCACTGACATTTTCCTCAATTACTACTGCCTCTACAATTCCAGTAATTTGAGAAAGCCTTTTAGCAACTTCCATTTTACATTTTGGACAGGTAGAGGTAACTTCTTTTAATATCTTAACAAGCACTTCTTGTTTTCTTTCCGCTTCTGCAACCTGTGTGGCAAGTTCGTTATTCTCAAGAACGCCGACGGACTGAAGCATTGCAATTCTTTTAGTCTCTATATCTGCAATAAGCTTAAGCGCTCCAGATTTAATGGCTAATTGGCCAGATTGATCTGCCTCATCAACTGTCTTCCACGCCTCTTTGATAAGCATTGCATAATGCTGGTCTGCACCAGAAATAGCCTCTTTTGCCCTATCACGAACAGCATTGTCATTATGAACAATGTTCTTCCATTCATCTATAAGCTCGACCACTTCTTTTCTCTGAAGTCCAGTTATAGTTGCAATTTGGGTAGGGTTATTTCCCTGTAGTAATTTTTCTACTACATTATTCATTCTATCCATGTGCTGAGGAAGGTCAATTTCCATTGTCATTATATAAGTATACCATATTTTAGTTGACTAAGATTGATTAGCAATTTTAAGAAGAATTAAATATCCAATTAAATCATCTATATCATTGTCTCCAGCAAAGCCCTGTGCATGACTAATTCTATTTAACTTATCGTCAATACGAACTTTAAGCTGCTCTACCGAATTAGATGTAGCAAATAGCCTCATCGGATTTAATGCTGAATCTCCATATGATATATTCTTTTTAATTAACATCTCTGATACTTCTAGGCATTGATTAAGAATCTTATTGCCTGATGGAGCATCTGTTGCTATTACCTGTAGATCTGTAATCCACATTTGGTAGCCTTTATCTTTTTGTGGGTATCCCGCCATTTTATTCCATTTCTTTATATAGTTTTTTTAAGCCTTTTAATGTGCCAATGTCCATGTACTGTCCCCCTGGTTTTACGGCACGAATATCTAAATTCATATCAATCCATTCCTGAATTTGTTTGCCTGGATGATCTAAATCTGCATCTACATATCTTATCAAATTTTTTCTAAATAGCATAGTGCCCCACATATACTCATATTCGCAGTCTTGAACTTTATCTTTAGAAGACAGAACCTTGTCTCCAGATAAAGATATCTGCCCAACTCTTCCCTTTAGGTCATCTGTACATTCCCATGCTCCGAGAACTACATCCCCCTCTGACTTAATCATTTCTTTATATATATTTGTCTGGGCACCCAATATAAATGTATCTGGCATTCCAATAAAAACTGTGTGGTTATGTTCTCCTACCATAAATTTTACGGCATCAGACATAGTTGAAGGCTCACGCACAATAAGTTTAATATTCATATCCATATTCTGAATAATAGGAACCCATTCAGCTCTTGTTGATACCCTAACTTCATCACAAACTTCTAGCATTTGCTCTACATGCCATTGTAAAAGGGATCTCTCATCTGAAATTGGTAAGCAAAATTTAGGTATGCCTCCAACTCTAGATGCTTTACCAGATGCTGGTAGAATTCCTATAACACTCATTTATTATTTCCTTGACTTTCTTGCACATCTTTAACAGTTAAATTTTCAAAAATTGAATCTTTTTTCCATGCTACGTAATTTTCTAATCTTCCGTCTCCCCAATAAAGGTGCTTAACATCTTTATCTAATAACCTTCGAGCATCGTCTCCTCCAAAGCTAAAAAATTTATTTTCTTTTGCTACTGGTAAATTATTGAATTCAATTGTGCGCTGCTTTAAATCTCCGTTATACCCATCTTCTATGCTCATTGATTTAAATAAGCTATCGGTAAACATTGCTACGTCTGTATAGTAATGAACCATATGCTGTTGCTCTACAATACCGTTTCTTGCTCTTTCTACAGCCATGCTAATAGCATCTTCTAAAAACTTATGTCCTTTAGAAGAAGCAATTACCTGAGTGGCATACCATGGTGTGTTTCCTTCTAAATCAAGAATCATGTCGTATTTAGGGTCTAACCAAGTATCTATTGGATTTATGCACTCTGTATCTAAATCAGCGTACACTCCACCATTAATATAAAGAATAGCAAATCTCCACAAACCAGCCTTCATTACTCCGAGTGGATACTTCATGTATGTATCAAAAACTTCTCCTCCAAATTCAGTTCTAAAAAAGTCTTCTCTGTCTTGACCGCTCATATATCCATGAGACCAATCTGGATTTATATTTTTCCAAGTTTCTAAACTTTGCTGTGCCTGTAAAGGCAAGCCCTCGATAGGCGTCTCGTATGTTTGCCATATTGTTTTTGATATCATATATTTGTGCTCCTAATTACCTCTGGGTCTATCCACCAATCCTCAAACACTCTGTCTGGGGAACTATCATCAACATTTTCTACTAAAAGCTTATATCCTAAAGAAGACAATATATCGATTGACTCTTTTTTAATCTCTTTGTTTGATGGATCTGCATACAAATCGTGTTCATATGTTATTACAGAAAATCTATATTCATCTAAGGGCATTTGTTTTAATGCTGCTAGGGTTTGATGAGCTGGTTCTATGTCGAGCTGTAAGTAGTCTATTTGTTTTGGAAATTTGTTTTCTTTAAAATATTTTAAATAGTCAAATTTTGTAGCATCTGTAGAAATGCATTTATTTTTTCTTACATTATTATAATTATCAACTAGGCTTTGATCCCAATCAAAACCTACTCCATTCCAATCATACTCTGTTTCCAATAAGTAGGTATTATTATATATTATAGGATCATTAGAGCCAACTTCAACATACCAACCATTTCTTTTTTCATTTAAAACATTTAATACAAATGAATCCTGCTTGGCTTGCCCATTGCCATTTTTATATATTTTCATCTTTTTTTAATTAATCCAAACTGGTCTAGGTATCTTTGAATAGTCATTACAGATACATTACATTCTTTAGCTATTTCTGTTACTGTCTTTTTTTGAACTATGTATCTTCTATATAGCCAATCCTTACTTTGGTAAAATTTCATCTCTCTGTTAACACCTTATTAGCATAGTGTGCAATACCAAAACTATCTGCAACATCAAAATCATTTAAAGACAGATCATACTTTTTATTAAAGTAATCCACAGTCCTCTGCTTTCTCATATTTCTTATCTGATTTTTATACCATGAATCTGCATATCCTGGATGTTTTAGCCTTATAGCCGCTTTTTCATCTTTATTAGGATTTTTATTTCCTATATAAGCTTGCCATGCAGTAGGGCTAATGGTAATTACTTTTGCACCTGTAGACATAAGCTCAGCAATTACTACTCCGTACACATAAGATAATTTTATCACAGCATCTGGTGATCTGACAAGTACCGCACCCTCTACTACAATATAATCTGACTTTAATTCATTCAACATAACAGACATTTTTTTCTTTGCGTCATGTATTTTTTCATAAATGTCATTGCCGTATAGATCTATTTTTCCCCATTTAAGAGGAATATCATTTTCCATAAGGCAAAATGCTATTGAGTTTGTAGAGGCATCTATACCCAATACTCTATGTGCTTTAACTTTTATAAGGTCAGCTAATTTCATTTATCCGACCCAATATATTTTTTTTATTATTTAGGCTACCAATTTTTTCACATGAAGCACAAATATTGCTCTTATTATATCTACTTAGTCTGCTGCCACACTTTTTACAACCCCTAAATGCGCCATTTTTAATGGCCTTCTTTTCATAATACTTTTCCATGATTCTGCGATTAGTTGCAACTCTGCAACATTCATCGCAACAATACTTTTGATTATGTGTTTTAGAATCAAATTCTTTAGCACATTCTTTATTGCTGCATATCATATTACTGGCACCTCAAATAATTCTATCTGTACTGTACCAAGCTTGGCATCTTTTGCAAAACACTCTTTCTTTACTGGACAGTATGTACACGGCATTTTTGATTTTGTGGCACCTGAAGGTCTCATTGGAAGATCACCGCTCTGAAAATTATCCCAAACTTCTTGCATCCAAATAAATGTATCCTCAATAATTTTTTTATTTTTATCATTCATTGATACTGGTATTATTAAAATTTCTTGTGTATTTTTATTTTCATAAAGAAAGAATCCTTCTTTAGCATTCTTTAATTTCATATAAGTCAAAAGCTGAAGCATATGATTGGGTGAGGATTTCATTTCAGCCTGCCTAGCATCCCATACTTCTTGCTTAGCTGTTTTAATTTCTCCGATTACGGTCTCTCCATCATAGCTCATAATTAGATCTATGAATCCCCTGATTGGAGGATAATCATTAATTATTTCTTCTTCTTCTGATACAAACTCTGGCATTGTTGCTATAAGCTTTTGCAGTCTTTCATGAGCTTGGGTCCCTTGTGCCATATTAGCAACTGCGACAGCATCGTTATCATCAATAAACATAGCACCACTAAATGCCATATACCAATATCTGGGGCATCTTCCGTGTCCATAACCAAGCGAGCTTGGGCTAAAAGATTTTTTAGTCATCTCTCCATCTGCACGTTTTGTATTTCGATATGACTCATCGAGCAACTCGGCAAATCTTTCTGGGTCAAAGTGTTTCCCTGTGTGCTTTTTAAATTTAAGATTCTTGACTATATCTCTACCCATTATGAATTATACCTAACGACATACTTGAGTGCATCTACAAGTTTGTCTATAGACTCCTTTAGAGAATAGTACACATTCTTTTTATTGTTATTTATAGTTCCAGCCTTATCTTTAGCTATTGTAGAATAATATGAGGCAAGTACGGCAAATTTTGTAGACATTGCCTGCAACTCCATTATAAGCATTGGAGATTTAGCGGAGGGAACATCGGGATTCATAAGTAATTTTACAACAATAGCCAGAGCTTTATCTAAGTGTTCGTCCTTCATAAACTCATGAAGATCGTTGAACTCTGTGATGTCGCTAATAAGCTCTAATGTATTTTTATCCTCTGTCATTAGTAATTACCTTATCGATTTTAAACACAAAGTAATATGTAACTCCGCCAAAAACATATCCCACCAATAATCCAAATAAAAAATTAATCACGATTTTCCTCCCAAAATTGGATCAGTTCCTCTAAAACTGCCCACTCAATTATACCAAGTCGTACCTTGGAATCTGTTCCAACTATAATTTTTAATGCTGGATGCATATCCCTACTTACTCTAAATGTATCTGTACATATTTTTGACCACACATCTTTATTTAAAGTAAATGATTTGCTTGCTTCTTTATAATCTACTACAAAACTTTTCCATTTTGCATCACCCTTTTGATAGTCACCACGACCACTATTTTTTTGTGCCTTGGCCCCATCTCTTTTTACTTCTGATCTTTCTGACATTACTGAACCCTATATTGATTATCATGTCCTTCTGGACACTTCCATGTCATTGTTAGCGTGTTTGGATCCCAAAATGCTTCTTCTGCATCCTTATCACATTTAGAGCATGGTTTTAGTCCACTTATTTTTTCAAGACCTTCTTTATGAAGAATTTCTGGTCTATTAAAAAATTCATTAAGATTTGGCATTTATTTCTCCAATCAAGCTGTCTACAACATTTGGATTTTCTCTTAAATATGCTACAGCCTTTGCACGTCCTTGAAAACGCTCTCCATTTATTGTATACCATGCACCACCCTTTTCAATAATCCCATACATTTCAGCAACATCAAGTGTCTCACCAACACTGTCTACCCCCAAAGAATCCCCTTGGTAGTAGAAGTCATACTGCCCCGATAAATTTGGGGGGCTTGTTTTGCTGTAATCAACAATCCAATTAACTGGTCTTCCGACTCTTTGTTCGATAATTTTGTCGCCAACCTTAATGCCAGCTTTAATAGCATTAGCCTCAGCCTCAGAAGACCAAAGCGCCGATTTGCTTGGTATCTTGCAAATCCTTCATTTCATTTCCATCTTTTTCAAAGTAAATTGCTGGGAGCAGTGCTGATATAGAATCAACTACTATTAAATCAACTCCAGCATCCATTAGTTTTGTTGCAACATCAACCATATCATTAACAGTTTTGGCTGGAGAATAAATTAATTTAGAAGAATCTACTCCCAAAATTTCTGCCCATGCTTGATCATAAGATGCCTCAGCATCTATCCAGGCACATGTTTTGCCATCTTTTTGAGCCATGGCTATCATCTGTAAGCAAAAAGATGACTTACCAGCAGACTTATTTCCCCAAACAAGAACTTGTCTCCCATAGGCAAACCCGCCCTTTAGTGCGTCTGTTAAACCAATACTGGGAGTCTTTTGCTTTTCAATATGAATATCTTGTGCGGACTGAACCCTTGCTCTTGTTTTTGGATCTAGCTTTGCTAATATTTCATCTAATACGAGTGTCATATGTACTCTTTCTGTTATCTCTCTATTATATCATTAAAACAAATTGCCGTGAAGTAGTGGTCTACTATTATTTACTTCCATTTTTTGATAAAGCATTTCATCTAAACTGTCTTCAATAAAAGTGGCATTCATCATTGCTGCATATAAATCTAATAGCCTAATTATAATATCAGCCATTTCTTCTACAATTTCTTGACTACCTTTATTTTTTCTAATAGCCTCTAAAACCTCAGTAACTTCAGAATGAATTAAAGCTAGCTTATTTCCAATTTTATCGTGATTAATTGGCCCATCCCAAAATCCTTTTTTAATTGCTGTTTCATGTAGTACCGCAGACAATGCATCTAAGCCATACTGAGAAACTAACCTATCTTCATTATTCGAAATC